AAATGATAAACCAAGACATTATTAGCCTAATTGAATTGCGCGATAAAGCCCATATTTTACATTGGGAAACGCGCGTTTATTCGCAACATAAAGCGTTAGGCAAGTTTTACGACGAATTAACCGAACTTTTAGACACGTTTGTTGAAACTTACATGGGTAAGTATGGCAGAATGAATCTTAACGGCTTAATAAACGTAAAAGTTGAGGACGTAGACGAGTTAATGGACGAAACTTACGTAACTTTGGAATTGATGGAACCAAAAATCGATAAAAAGTGTACAGATTTACTTAATATCTTAGCGGATATGAAGGAACTTGTTAATCGTACCAAATACATGTTAACTTTAAAATAATGGAATACTTTAATTGGAAAGAGTTTAAGGGGACCGGATGTCAGGCGGTGGATATGTGCGCGGCAACCATTTACGCTCATAGAATTAAAAACGTACCTATCAAAGCGGTTCACATATTGCCGAGAATGTACGGTCAATATCAGCAATGGGCCGATATACAGATGAAAAAATTAGGCGGTCGCAGACTTACGGATGAAGACGCGCTTTGTTTTGATGGGGTATATATCGAAAAGGGTTCGGACATTCAATCGACGCCGATTGTAATTGAATTATGGGAACAAGCATAAAATGGATAAGTTTAATTTTGATAAAATAGGCAAAAATTTGGAGCGTTTAAAACACGAATTGCCAAAGGTATTGGCTAACGATACTAAAAACTATTTTGTCGAAGAGTTTAATAAGCAAGAATGGAACGGGACAGCTTGGGAACAAGTACAAAGAAAAATCCCCGGAACAAAAGCTTATAAATATCCAAAGAAAGGCGCAGACGCAAGACATGGACGAGCGATATTGGTAAAAACGGGTAAGTTAAGACGTGACGTGGTTAATAGTTTGGAGCGTGCCGATTGGGACATGATAAGATTTGAAGTAAAGAATGATTATGGCGCTTATCATAATGTCGGTACCGATAAAATACCGCAAAGGCAATTCATGGGGGACACGCCGAAGCTAAGACAACGCCAATTAGATAAAATTAAAAGCTACATGCAAAGAATATGGGCATAAATAACGCTATATTAGACATAAAAGCACAATTGCAAAACGCGATTGGCTTTTGCCGTATATTCAATAATCAATTTAGATACATGGACGAAGGAAAGATAGAATCATTCCCTTTCCCATGCGCTTTTATTGAGGTTCAAATGCCGCAAGACCATTCACAATTAAGTTCAGGCGTTACAGAATCGGACGTGACCTTTAAAATACACATTGGACAAGTTGAATATGACGCCCAAGATGGAACAATTGAGGAAAATAAAAGTATATTTGCATTAAGGGACCAAGTGGTTAAACTTTTAACATACTTTGAACCGTCCGGATGTAGTCGATTAATGAAAGTAAGGGAAGAGCAAGACTATGAGCATACAAACGTATACCATTATCAAGTACATTTCCAATGCTCATTTATAGATACTACCGGACAAGAGGATGAATTCTTTAAACAACCGCCAACGAATGTTGAAATAGACGTAACAAAAGTAAATTATATAATATAATGGCACGAACAATCGCCCAAATTCAGGCGCAAATTATAGCAACCAAAAACGCCCAACCGGAATTGGCCGGCTTAACAAGTACGTCAAAGCGTGCTATTTGGAATCTTTGGACCTTTGTTGTTGCCGCTTGTATTGCTATATTTGAACAATTATTAGATTCATTCTTAACAGAAGTTGAAACGCAAGTCGCACAAAGCGCCGGCGCTTCTGTTTTATGGTTACAAGCCAAGATGTTTCAATTTCAATATGACGCCACAACGCCTCAAGTAATACAGCTAATCAATACAGTTCCACAATACCCGGTTGTTGACGCAAATAAACGAATAATAACGGCATGTAGTGTAACAAGTAGCCTAAGCAACCAAGTAAGTATTAAAGTGGCAAAATCAAACCCTTTTGTGGCTTTAGCTAGCGCAGAATTGACAGCGGCACAAAGTTACATTAATACAATTGGAGCGGCGGGGATTACTTATAATGTTATTAGCTTAAATGCTGATAAATTATACGTTCAAGCACAAATTTACTACCAAGGGCAATATTCAACGGTTATTCAACAAAACGTTATTGACGCAATCAATAGTTTTTTACAAAATTTATCTATTGTTAACTTTAACGGTTCAATGAAGATTAGCGATTTAGAAGGAGCAATTAGAAACGTGGCCGGAGTTAATGACGTGGTATTAAATAACGTAAGAGGAAGGGATGACGCTAGTTCTTTTTCAAATGGTATTGATTTAGTATTGAATAACACGGTAATATCTAGGCAATGGAATACAATTGCGGGATATATCGTACAAGAAACAACAACCGGAAAGACTTTTGCTGATTCATTAACATTCATAGGCCAATAATGTCACTTTATAACATTAGCTTTTACAATAAAGTAATTGAATTACTACCGGTCGATAAAAGACAAGCAATCAATGTACGTTGGTTGCAATCGCTTATATCGCCGATTCAATACTTAAGGGATAAATATTTAGGCGACTATAAAACCGGGAGTTCTTATCCTCAATGGGTAGCCGGCACGTATTCAAAAGGCGCAAAGGTTGTTTTTAAAAATGTAGTTTATGAATCTTTAATAGACGGAAACACAGACCAACCGCCAACCGCTAATTGGATGACTTACCTTCCTTCGTTTATGGGGGTGGACCAAAGGGTTTTATTTAATGGCCAAAAGTTAACTTTAGAATATGCCTTGAATCAAAGATTCCTTGGCACATTCAGACAACCGCCATTGCAAAGCGATATTTATATAACTAATAATGCTTTGGGAATAACATATTTTAGGTCCGGGAATACAGAGGCGATAAGTAGTTCGGTTTATGCTGATAATTCATCGGAGTTAGTAATTAATTCTTACGACATCGCAATTCAATATAATTTTACAATACATATTCCGGCGGCTATTTATTCAGGCTACCCAAGCGAAATAAATAATTTTGTTAACGGATTGATACCGGCCGGATTAACATTTAACATCGTAACATACTAATAAATGAAAAAATTAAGCACCGCGAACATTTCAAATACTGTCGCAATGCCTATAAAGGGCGGAACTTTAGATTTTGTTCAATTAGCCTATCAAGAGGTAATTGATGCAATCGTGAAAAACATCATTGGCGGTTTAACATCGCCAACAAGTTATTATATTTTATACGGTTGTAAAAATACCGGTAGCGGTTCCAATTATATTATTGGAGCGGGTGCCATTTATTATAATGGCGAGGTTTACTTGGTTCCGGCGGCTACATTTACAGCGGCTAGCGGGCAAGTTGCGGTTGGTACTATAACAACCAATTATTATGCAACAAACGCGGACCCGGTTTTATTTACCGATGGAGTTTCAAGAAACGTCCACCAAATAAGAACGATAAATTTTGCGTCGGGTGTTTCAGGAAGCGGAAGCGTAGACCTTACGGGCCTTATCAATACCCCATTGACTTTAAAGAATGAGCAAATTGCTACAATGCCGTCAACTTATACGGTTTTCTTTGACCAAGACCGCGCGGTTTTCTTTGGTTCAGTTCCGGCAAGCCCTACAATTACTTTTGATTTTACAAACGCAATTCCGGGCAACGTTTTACGTTTAAAGTTTACCTTTGCTACGGCCTTATCATTAACAGTAACGGCACCTTCGGGATGTACGGTTGTAAATGACAATAACGCTACGGCTTCGGGTGCGGGTACTTATTTATTTTATTGTACTTATTTAGGTAAGAACGCGGCCGGAAACGATGAAGTTTCTTATATTTTAAAATCTGTTTAATGCTTAAAAGATATTTTATAGCGGGAGGCGCGGGAACGCCGGGGACGGTTTCGTTTAAGGTTTATGGTAAAATCCAAAACGTTGCGGCCCCTTTTGCGGATTCTGAACCTTGCTACATGTATTATTCAACAAACGGAGGCACAACATGGACAGCGGTTCCGGGGAATGTAAGCTTTATAAGCAAAACAACTTACGGCCTATTAGGAACAATAACCGTAAATGTTGGAACGACTGTTTATTTAAGAACCGTGGATGGAAACAATGACCCAACGTATAAAATTGAATCATGTTGGGACAATGGATGTACGGGTGGATTTATTTACGGGGACAAAGTTATAAGCGTCGGAGCGTCACAAGCTGACATATACGCGACAGTTAGATTCTCAAGTACGGGACATTGGTATTATTATTAAACTTATAATAAATGGACACAAAGTCAACGCAAGAACGCCGAGCGGTTGCGTATTTAACGCCTAAAAACGATGTTTTATTGCGTAGCTATGCTGACGTAAACGAAATAACAATAAGCGAGGCAATAAACAAAACGGTAAAAGATTTTTTCCAAAGGCTACCGGCTGAACAAAAAATAGACTATTTAAGTAGGGCTAGAACAAAAAATAATTATTAATATTGCAAATACACATACGGTTTTAATAAAGGAAAAATTCGGCCTTCGTTTCTACGAGGGCTTTTTTTATAAATGTGTGCCACATTTCCCCTTAATTTGTAGTTTGTTGTATTTTAGTGTATGAATTATACGGTCGAAAACTTTTTAACCGAAAATAATCCAATAAAAGGCGTGGGATATGTATATAAAATTACATCCCCCACAAATAGAGTTTATATAGGTCAATCTATTAATTTAAGAGCAAGAATTAATAAGTATAGACAAATAAACTGCAAAGGGCAAATAAGAATTTATAATTCTTTATTGAAATATGGAACAAGTAATCATAAACTTGAAATATTAGAAACGATTACAAGTAACATTAAAGAAGAGTTAGACTTGTTAGAGTGTTATTATATTGGCCTTTTTGATTGTTTAAATTTGGGATTAAATTCTCACATAGGAGGGGCAAATAAAATACCTAACGAGGCTACGAAGTTAAAAATGAGTGAGGCGCAGAAAAACAGAGATAAAAGCACTTATAAAAGAGGACATAAATTATCGGAAAGTCATAAAGAGAAACTAAGTAAGGCTAAAATAGGGAAAAGGGCTAGTGAAGAAACAAGAAAAAAACAAAGTAAAGTGCATACCGGAAGGATTGCATGGAACAAAGGGATGAAATCCATTAATGGGAAAATCTCTAAATTAAATATAATAAATGCTAACTGAATTTAAATATTGCGTAGACCCGACAGTTGAAGAACCAATTTTATTGGTAAATAAACATATAGGATACGACGAAAAAGAAGGACAAGGCATTGACGGTTCTTTATTTCAGGCCGAATTGTTGGCTTTAGATAACATGGGAAAAAAGCGAATCCAAGTTTGGATTAATTCGCCGGGTGGAATTGTAATGGATGGATACAGCATTTACAATGCAATCTTAAAGTCCAAAACAAAGGTTGACACTTACAACGTAGGAATCGCGGCAAGTATCGCGGCGGTTATATTCCAAGCGGGACGCAATCGTATCATGGCAGACTATTCCTTATTGATGTATCATAACCCATACGGGGGCGAAGGTGGCGAAGAGTTAGAAAAGATGAAAAAGAGTTTGGCTACCATGATTGCACAAAGAACCGGAAAGAGCGAAGCTGAAATTTTGGCTATTATGGCTAAGACGACATGGATTACAGCTAGCGAGGCTTTCAATAGTGGTTTTTGCGATACAATAGAAACGAGTAGCGAGCATAACAAACGTCGCGCGGTTGTTCCAAGTTCTGATATAAAGGCAATGTGGACCGAAAGCGACAAGGTATTAAACAGCATATTTTTTAAAACAAATAATATCAAAATGACAAAAGTCACTAACAAGTTAGGCTTAAATGCCGAAGCGAATGAGGATGCAATCCTTAGTGCTATTGCTTCTATTGAGAATAAAAAAGCGGAAGCCGAAGATTCTTTAAAGAAAATGGAAGACAAAATGGCTAAAATGGAAGACGAAATGGACGAAATGAAAGCTAAGTATGCAGAAGCTAAAAAGAAAGCCGAAGACGCTGACGAAGCGAAGAAAAAGGCAGAAGACGAAGCAGAAGACAGCAAAGCTAAAAACATGATTGAAGGTTTTGTAAGCCAAGGTCGTATCAAAGCTGAAACAGTAAATTCATGGGTTGCAAGTGCAAAAACTTTAGGTTTAGAGGAAGTTAAAAACTTAATCGAAGCTTTACCAATGCACAAAACAGCTAACAAAATCAATGTTTCTGAAACAGCTAATTCAGCGGTTTTAACTAACGTGGTTGCTAGCACAATGGCAGACATCAGAACAAAAAACAAAATTTAATTAATTAAAAAAGTATAAAAAATGTCAGAAGCATTAAATATCCAAGACACCTCATGGTCAGGCCCGGCGGCGTCTTATATGATTACACGTGCCGTAGTTGGTGCGGACACAATCGAAAAAGGTTGTATCTATGTTGAAGATGGTATCCGTAAAAAGAAGACTATCCCAAGAATTGAAGTATCTAACTTTATTCAAAAGCGTACAGCTACCCCAACTTCTCAAGGTGCGGTAAACGTTGACGGTCGCGTGTTAGAACCACAAGACTTAATGTTGTACTACGAATTCAACCCGAGAGATTACGAACAACACTTCTACGCGGAGCAATTACAACCTAAGTTATTAGGTCGTGAATTACCGGTTACAGCGGAAAACTTTATGATGATTCAAACAATGAAGCGTCTTAATGAGTTCTTTGAAAACGCTATCCACAGAAGTCGTAAACAATACGATACAGACCAGGGCGGTGCGGCTGTTGACCCAACAACTAAGGGCGAAACAGCGGACGCGGCTAACTATTTTTATTTTGATGGTTTAATCAAAAAATTATTGGATGCCGTAAGCGACCCAACTTACCCAACTATTAGCGTACCTTCTCCGGTTGCTTTAACTACTGCAAACATCCGTGACAAGTTCACAGCGGCGTTGAATTTAGTACCTAAAGCATTATTAGGTCGTTTTGGTAAAGGCGGTTTAAAGTATGTTGTTTCTTATGCTGATTACTTGAAATATGGTGAGGCTTTGAGAACAGATACTTACAAGAACGTACGTTCTGACGAGAAGGCATACGACCAATTCAGAGGATACGAAATCGAAATGGTTGCGGGTTTACCTGAAAACACTTTCTATTTAGCTATCCAAAAGCCTGACGTTGATTCTAACGCTTGGTTAGGTATTAACAGTACAGAAGATAACCAATTACAATTAATGAGATTGCAAAACAATTCAGAATTGTTCTTTGTTAAAGGATTGTTCAAAATGGATACTCAAATCGGTTTCCCTGACCAATTCGTTATCTATACTACATTAACAGCTTAATAATACAGAGGCGAGCAATCGCCTCTTTTTAAAAAAAATATTACAATGAAAAAAATACTTTTCGCATTATTTATCTTAGTTAGTTTCGCGGCACAAGCGCAAACAGCTACCCCACGTACCGGAACCGGTGCAAACAACGATAACACTTACCGTGCGTTGACTTTCAAATATTATGCAATTGCTGACGCTAGCGGTGCTGATACTACTAAATTGTCTTTAAATGCGTATAACACGCAAATCAAAGTTTCTTTAGTGGATAGTTCAGCGGTAAGCTTCCCATCAGTTGCTAACTGTTACTTAGGCGATGTTGTTAAATTTACAGTTAATGGAACAACTAGCGGTAATAAATTAAAATTATTAGGTTCAAACTACGTAGCGGCGTCATCTTCTTTGGCTGTTTCTACCGGTTTAAAAGCTTATATCGAATTTATTTTCGACGGTTTCAAGTGGGTTGAGGTTAGCCGTGCTAGCTATTAATACATAACATTATGAGTAAGGAATTAATCAAAGAGGCTTTTTCCCTTCCTCACGTTCAATCTATATGGGTAA